NTCAGTATCTATAATATTTGCCATTTTTTCCTCCTTAAATTATTATACTGCCCTCGGCATTAATCTGAATTATTTTCTTGAAATTTTTTCCCGCTAAATTATTATATTGAAATCCTAGGAAGTAAATTATTTTTGTACTACCTATTTTTCCAAACGATGCAAGTTCATGAGCAACCCTTCTAAAATAGATAAGCCGAAGGTTCCCACCTTTAATAGACAGGAGTTCGGCTTCTGGAATTTGTCGCTTATTAATATAAATAATTCCGAGCTTTAAGTCTACACTAAACCTTAAATCTTTTTTGGTATGATAAAGAGTAAAATATCGCAAATCATTCTGCCTATCTAATACTTGACGAAGTGAATTCTCTCTATCATTATCAAATTGTTTCAACTGACTGCCGTCATTAAAAGTAGCTAGCCAGTGTAATTTTAAACTTTGCGGCATTGCATTGCCTCTATTTTCATTAGATTAAAATTGTTATAAGCTCCTTATTTACAATGATTTATTGCTCATCGTATTGGAAAGTCCATGTCTTTGTAGATATTGGACCAGACTCTATACCAACTTCTGTTTGTAATTGAAGGAGGATATGCTTAGTATAGCCAGATATAGGTCCAGTTATGCCAGTCGCTCCTGATTCAGGCTCGATTAAGTAAGCACCCGATGGACCAGTTGGCACATCGGCAGTCGCTCCCACCGATAAGGCTGTTCCGCCTACTGGGGTAGCATAGACCTTATTTGCAGCACCTTTAATAGATTCGTATGCTTTATATGCTCCAGCCGATTTCCAAAACTTCATATTGGTAATTTCAAAAGCTGAACCTGTAAATCCTGCACGAAGATATTTCTCATAAGAGTTTTCGCCAGCGATAATTGGATAATTTGAAACTGGAGTTTTTTGAGGACTGTCCTCGTTTATAAAGTTCAAATTAGCAATATTTTTGGTTTCTACTTCACTTCCAGTTGGTCCGTTTGTCTCGCTCCAGAAAAAATTTGCACCCATTGATTTTCACCTTCTTTCTTTTATATTAGTTTAATAAATCCAAAATATTCTCAATAATACTTTTAGAAAAACTCCGCCTTCCGTTTGTGCATTATCGGGGACATCTACTTTAAGCTGCATTCTCTTGGCATTATTTTGCGGAATAGGATTTTCGAATGCCTTTTTAATTCCATTGCCTACTAATGTATAATCTGCTTCCTCATCATCGTTAATTTCATATTTATATTCAACAAAAGGATTATCTTCATCACCTAAAGATGTTCCCAAATATATAATTCCAGTATCTATATCGTAGTTTCCAGTTGTAAAATAGTTAGTCCCTGTCTTATCAGCGTTATCCCACACTCCAATAATTGCATTAGTATCAATAAATTTGGGATAGTGAAGCACCTGAACAGTATTATTATCTATTTTTATACTTTCTTCAGGAGTAATGCTTCCTATATGAACTGTATTAATGATTACCCCACTCGATTTCAGAGAAACCCACTTATCAGCATAAATCTGCTTTCCATATACATTTAAGTCGGGAGTATAGGTTATTTTTATATTGTTAGTTCCAACTGGGGGTTTCTTGCCCTCGATACCATCGCCAAATGTTAAAACGCCTGTCATGTAAATGAATTTGTAAACTTCATCATCCGAACCCAATCCAGAAAAGTTATCAACCCTTCGCCATTTAACATCATCCACAATAACTTCTTCTAATATATCAGAAGCCACTGGAAAATAAGAAACCGTATGAGATTGATCTGGAAGCCCTGTTCCATCCCACTGCTGAGAAACATAAAGTCGTATTAGCTCTATCTTGATACTTTTGGCATCACTCGAATCCAAAATAGCACCCTTATCATTATAGAGTAGTATATCATAAGGCAATAGAGTTGATTCCCCAGCATTACACAAACCGAAATCGATGGGATCACTCTCTGTGCCTATCTCCACTTCGGCATGATACATCTTCAATTCTGGTATGGTGCTCATATATGCTCCTCCTTAATCTGATTGAACATTCTGGTCTGTTCTAGCCCGTGTCCAATTGGCTTCTGCTATCTCTTCCCTTTTTCTTAATTCTTCAGCGTAAGCCTCGGCTGCTTCTTTCTCTATCCTTTTTTCTTCACGTTTAAATCTTTTAAATGCCTCAAGTTTTTCATCTTCTATTTCTATGATTCTATCTAATTCTGCTTCAATTCTTTCAGGTCCCATTTCTTGTCTTCTGCGAGCAAATTCTTCCATTGTTGGAACTGCGAGCGGAGCAGGAGTAATACCAGCTGTAGGAACCACAGGTCGTCTCACTTCTCTTTCTTTTCTTCGTCTTTCAAGTTCTCGACCTGTTTCTTGCCATGCGGTTCTTGCAATTTCTAGTTCTGCTGCTGCTTCTTTGGCACTTTCAGCAAGTCCTTCAAATGGTCTAAATTCTATAAACAAGCCTTGTAATTTTGCTATTACATTTAGAGGTCTTACTATATAGTCATTCAAAAACTGGGCAATCTTAACTGCTGCTATTTTAATATGAGCTACAAAAACCCTCCAGCCAGCTATCATGTTCATAAACCAATCTGTTACGATATCATTTACTGTTGTAACTTCAGCACCAAATAACTTTAAATTTCCAATCCATTCACCAATTTTCCACCCAGCAATTGCTGCTCCAATTATACCCAGAGCCCAACCTAAGCCTATCGCTGCCATTTTTACAATTCCAAGAACTTTAGCATAGACTAAACTTTTTGTAATCGCTGCTGCTATATGAATGTGAACTAGTGCACTGATGATCGAACTCAAGGTAATAAATAATAAAATTAAAGGTGTTAATCCACCAGTTAGCCATAATATTGCTGCTATGATTCCTGTAGTTTTGGCTATAAAGTCTTTTTGTTTTCCAGATAATTTATCCCACCAAGAACCAAGAGTTATAATTGCTCTGGTAACTCTTTTAATAGCAGTTGGTATTTCCTCACCAATTCCTTTAATAGCAATAGTTATAAATTCGCCAATTGTTTCTCTTGCTCTATCTATTCTTTTTTTTAATATATCAAAAAATTCCTTTATTTTGGCTGGTGTCAGAGAGTTTATAAAATCAATAATTGTCTTTTCAATATCTTTAATGGTGATACCATACTCTTTGAGTAAACCCCTTATGCCTTTTACAATATTTTCGAATGTCTTATTACTTTTGACAGCTTTAGTTATAGCTACTACTAAATTTCTGATAGAAAAAATAGTATCGGTTATGGGTTTTTTATAGGAATTATAGATAGTTGTTCCTAATAGTTTTACAGAAGCAATTAAATCTTTAACTCTACCAATAAATGTCTTTCTCATTTCCTCAGCCATTCGTTCGGTTGCGCCTTGCGAGCTAATTAACTCACCAGTAAATTTGCTAAAGGCTTCAGGTCCCATTCTTCTCAAGACACTTATTGCGGTCGCAGCACGTCTTCCAAATAATTGAAAGATATGTGCTGTGCTGATAGTATCTTTACCAAGTTCGGTTAGAATAACATCGAAATCTCTTAGCTCTCCCTCAGCAGTAAGAAATGATACACCAAGCTCATCTAATAATTTCTTTTCTGCCTTGGTGGGACTCAGCATTTTAGCTATGGCTGCCCTAAGACCAGTTGCTGCCTTACTCCCTCTTACACCAGCATTAGAAAGCATCATAATAGCTGCACCAGTTTCCTCCACAGTTAATCCAACAGATGAAGCTATTGGTGCTATGTATGAGAGTGTATTAGAAAGATCTAGCATAGTTTCATTACTTCCTGTTACGATAGTTGCCATAACATCTGCCATATGTCCTGCGTCGCTAGCAGCTTTTCCGAAACCATATAGGGAAGAAACGACCATATCGGCTGTCGTAGCCATATCCATATTGGTTGCGATGGCTAATTCAAGAATCGGTCCAACTGCATCGAAAATCTGACCCACATCAAATCCAGCTCGACCAAGAATAACCATGCCTTCTGCTGCTTCAGTCGCACTAAATAGGGTTTCCCTTCCCAATTCCTCAGCTCTCATTGTCAATCTTGCTATATCTTCACCAGCTACTTCAGCACCTTTGCCAACCATAATAAAGACCCTTTTCATAGCGTCTTCAAAATGAGCTCCTTCCATAGTAGCTCCGACTAAAACTCCAGTTACTCCGATAAGACCGATTTGAAATGCTCTAATTCCTATCATCGATATTTTTCTAAAGGCATTACTTATACCAGAAGTTAAACCCATCGACAACAGAGAAAAGTCACGAATCAGAGAAGAAGCACTTGCTAACCCTGCCCTTAAATGACTTACATCCGCAGTTATGTCAACTTCTATAAAACCAATTTTTGCCATACTAATTCCTTAAATTATAACCTTTTTTACTTTTCCGTCTTTATCCTTTTCTATTTTACCACCCATTTGGGTCGCCATCTGGACAATATTTGAGGATGGCATTTTCTTCTTAACACCTTTAATGGGTCTTTGTGGGTGGAACTTGCCCATTCCCTCGATAGCCTCATTTTCCTTCCTGTGTCGTTCTCCAATTGCTCTTAATAGTAGTGAGACTTGATTAAGGTTGAGTCGCTTAATGTCTTCCAGCGTCCACCCATATTCAAAAGCTATAACATCACAGATAGTCGCCCAATCTATCTTATTGGGCATAGTGTATTCCTTCTCCTCTTTATTTACCCATTAATTTGCTAATATTCTTCTGACCAACCATAGCACCAATTATTTTCTGAAGGTCAACTAAATCTACCATATCGCCAACCTGCTTTTTAGTCAGCTTATCCGCACCACCTGCTTTTAATCCGACATAAGCAAGCTCAATCATATCACTGAGATTTTCTATGGTAACAGCTTTTTCCTTCAGACTTTCTAACCGCTCTATAAGAGGCCATACCTCTATTAGCTGGTTAATAGGTAGAGGTCTGATTTTATACTCTGCTCCGCCTAACTTTACCACAACTTCTTTTTCCGATAGAATATTTTCGTTTGCCATATTCCTATCCTCCTTTTTATTTTATTTATGCTGCTTCAGATTTACGCCACTCCAATGAAGTAGCTGTGAAACCATCTTGTGTGGATGCTATTTCTGCTGAAACTAATACCATATTGGTAAGAGTCACAACAATACCACCACCATGCTCACCTGCTTCTAGTTCCAGAGTTTCTCGAACCCCAAAAGTAGGCTCGGCTGCATCATAGTCTGCACTTTCAGCAGTTACTGTTAGAGACTGATCCCCATTATGTATCTCAAGAGGATATCTATAGTCTCCTCCTCTGTATTCAACTGGAGCACCATCATAACTAACAGTAATACTTCTACAAACTCCTACATAAGTTTCATCGCCCCGTTTGATTTTTCCAACCGAAAATTTGAGAGCCATTGTTACACCTCCTCTTTAGTTAATTTTTAACCTTGCGGTTCTGTCACATCATCCATTATTACTTCTAATGTGATTGTACGATGCCAAAGTCTTGAATCATCTTCATAGATTATTGTACTCGCATTTTTCTGTATTCTATATACTTCTAATTCGCCTGATGTTATGTGTTTTCCATTAAGTAATTTTACAACTTGCTCGCCTATTTGACTTGCACTGGTAAATCCACAATATTGACTAACCCATATATCAATGTAGAAGGTCGGATAGCATACTCCAAATTGTGCATCTGAAGTACCATCGTTCATTCTCATTGTGATCTGAGGAAGCCAGGGAATACTTACATCTTTCGGCTTTATTGGTTTAGATGCTAAATATATTCTGCTCCCGACATAACTTGCCAAAGTTGTATCGGTTACTAATAAAACCCTAACCTCCTTAATAAAATCTAACATTATTATATCAACCTTTTTCTTAACATTCTGTGTTTGTAATCATTTTTTTCAATTGCATTGTCTATGTGCCTTCCGAGTTTAGATAAGATAAAATCTCTATTTTGTGTAACTGCTGGCCAAAGGTATGGTCGGGCGCTCATGAACCGTGTTCCAAATTCTACAAAGTAGGCGTATTTTTTATAAAATCCAACTGTTCCAGTAAACCAAACTCTTTTTCGAGTAATTTTCCGTCGCCCGCTTTCTTTTAGTGCTCCTGTCCTAACTGGAACTATAAGTTTTCCATCGGCTAAAACTTTGCCAGTTACAGCATCCATTCCATCAATAATTTCTTTTTGGACATCATTAGCAAAATCTTTCATATGCCTAATTGTTTCTTCTACACCTCTTAATTGTGGCATTTTATTCCACTTCTCTTTCTACCAACTCAAGTTTATCATTAATTTCTAATAGAGCATAAAGAGTATAGCATGAACCCAATTTATAATTATCCATCAGCCAATAATCTAATAGTCTTACTTTTATTTTAAAAGTTAAATTAGCCATCAAAGTAAATCTGTCCTTCTCGCCATTATTTGAAAATGATGAAGCAAAGTTTTTCCATATAATCTCTCGATAAGCAAAATTTCGTATTGTTCATCTGTTCCATCTATCTTGATGATGTCTCCCTCACTAATGTCTATATTGGAAAGGGCGAAAATTCGATTAGTAATATCAACAATTTGACCCTGAAAAGCTGTCATCAAGCCCTTACCTTTTAGT